CCGGCCGTGATCGAGATTTTGAACGACAACAGCGCCTCAACCGGGGAGCCGTCCGGGTACTCCTTCTATCGTCAGCAGATCAGGCTTAACCCGATTCCCGATAGCGCGAACTATACGATCATCGTCCAGGCGCACTATTTTCTCGACGCACCGACAAATGATGGCGACGAGAACGCATGGACGAACGACGCGTTCCAACTCATCCGAGCGCGCGCGACGATCGATCTTGCCACAAACACGGTGCATGACGCCGACCTGAAGGCGCGTGCGGAGACATGGGAGGCACGGTCTCTCACGGCACTTCGTCGCCGCACCTCCAAGATGAACGGGACGGGGATAATCGCTCCGATGTGGTTCTGATGCTGGTTCCGTTCGGGGAGTATGCGCCAGACATCGCCGACCTCAACGCGTCTGTGTCCTCCGAGGCCATGGGCGTCATTCCGTACCTCAACGGATATGCCCCCTTCCCGAGCTTCGGAACGACGGTGGCGAGCGATCCGACGGCCTATGGCGTAGGGCCGCTGGGAGCCTTCCTGGCGATTGGCCCCGGCGGACAGCGCGTCGTGTTCATGGGGAGCGACGAAAAGCTGTGGCGGCTCGATTCCAGCGCGGCGTGGGAGGACGTGTCTCAGGCGGCAACCACCTACGCCGCAACGGCCGATGATCGCTGGAGCTTCGGCCAGTTCGGCGACTTCGTGATCGCGGTCAACCCGAACGATGATCCGCAGGTGTTCGACCTTACCGGTGGCACGACCTTTGTCGACCTCGCCGGCAGCCCGCCAAGGGCCAGGTGGGTGGCGACGTGGGGTGACTTCTTCGTCCTCCTGGGGCTGACGCTCAACCAGAACAGAGTGCATTGGTCCGGGATCAATGACGCCGAGGAATGGACGCCGGGGGTGGGTCTGTCCGACTANCAGGANTTCCCNACNGGCGGCGACGTGATGGGATCGACGTCGAGCGACGCTCCGATCATTTTTCAGGAGACATGCGTTCGCCGCGGGGAATTTCAGCCNGGNTCNCCNGCCATCTTTGCCTTCGATCAGATCACGGAAGCGCTGGGGGCCAAGTCCGGGTATTCGATCGTCGCTCGCGACAGCGCCGCATTCTTCCTGGCCGAGGATGGGTTCTATCTCATTGATGCAGCAGGATCGATCTCTCCGATCGGGTTCAACAAGATCAATCGAGAGTACCTTGATCAGGTCGATCCGGGCTGGCTGACGCGGACGGTCGGAAAGCTGGACCCTGTCAACCAGCGTGTCTATTTCGCATGGAAGCGGCAGGCGTCGCCGACGCAAGCGCTCGATCGCATGTACGTGTATGACTTTGTGCTTCAGCGCTGGGCGAAGGAGGCGACGGCCACCGACGGCATCGTGGAGTTCCTTCAAGCCGCTACGCCTGGTTATACGCTTGAAGGCCTCGACGCGTTCGGAACGCTTGAAACACTGCCCTACTCGCTCGATAGCCGTGTGTGGGTGGGTGGGCAAGCGACGCTTGCCGGGCTGACCGTGACGGGTGGTCTTGGCTTCTTCAGTGGAGACAACGCCGAGGCGATCATCACGACGGCGGAGGCAGGCTCTACCGGGACGGAAATCCAGGAGATCAGGGCGCTTGCCCCCGTCGTCGACACTGATAGCGCCCTCTTGTCGATCGGGCGTCGTCGGACCCGCGGCGTCTCGCCATCGTGGACCGATGAGCGCGGAGTATCGTCGAGAAGCGGCAAGATGCGGACTGTCAGCCGCGCCAGGTATCAGCGCATCAGGATGCGCATTCCGGAAGGTACTGTCTGGACGCAAGCGCAGGGTGTCGACGTTGTGTCGACCTTGGCGGGGGCGCTCTAATGCCGTGGCTGCATCGGAACGAGAAAGACCTCTACAAATACGCGCTGGCAATACAACAGCTATTCAAAGGGCGCGTGAACTGTACCGGCGAGGTCACGTTGCGTGCGAGCCAAACCACAACGGTGGTTGAGAGTAACATTGTAACGGCTACGGATACGATCGTGCTTTCCCCAACGACCGCTAACGCGGCTGGGGCTCTAGCGACTACCTACATCTCCGCGATCGGGGATGGCGACTTTACCATCACGCATGCGAGTGCTGTTTCAACAGATCGGACGTTTCGTTACGCTCTCTTCGGCCGGGACTATGAACCGTGAGCCTGTCCATCCGCCTTTCTAGCGAAATGACCGATCGAGAGATCGCGCCGCATGGGCGGGACATCACGCGGTGCCTGAAGCGTTTTGTCGATGATTTTCCGAAGGTTGCGACCCTAGAGGGTTTGTGGAAAGAGATCGTCCAAGGGTCGCTGCAAATGTGGCTCATCTTCGATGATGACGATGGCCGCGTCATCCTCGTGCAGTTGACGGAAACAATCACCAATCAGGCGACCGGACATCGGTTCGTGCGCCTTCTCAATTCTGGCGGTGAACGCATTGTCGATGCGCTTCCGCTACTTGCTGATATCGAGGACTGGGCGAAGAACGTCCAGGGCGTGACGGAAATGGAATCGGTCGGGCGACAAGGGACGGCGAGGATACTCGCCCCCCATGGTTACCGCATCACATCCGTCACCGCGACGAAGGAGCTTTGAGACATGGGCGGCAAAAGCTCCACGCAGACGACGAAGCAGACGAACGAGCCCCCGCAGTGGGCAAAGCCCATGCTCACCACCGGCGCCGATGCGCTGTTGAAGCTTTTTGAGCAGGGGAAGGGCTTCAACGTCTATGGCGGATCGACGGTCGCGCCGCAGTCGGACGCGACGCTAAATGCGCTCGGGTCGTTGTCGAGCCCAACCTCTGCGAACATGCTCAACCAGTGGGGCGTCGGGGCCGGGAACAATGCACTGAATGTCATTAATAACAATGGCTTGACGGGGAGCGACAGATCATCGATCAGCATGCTCGGGAATCTCGCCCGGCGCGCAAAAACAGCGGGTGGAACCGCGAGCGACGCTGCGCAGACGGCCAGTGATGCCGCCGCTGCGGCAGGCGCCGCGGCCTTGCGGACGCGCACGCCTACGGCTGGCGAGAACTACCTCACGGCAACGGCGCGCGGGGACTACCTCAAGGGGTCGCCGTGGTTGAATGAAGCGATGGACGCCGGCAGTCTTGATATTGCCAATGACGTTTCGTCCGTCATGAGCGGCATGGGCCGATACGGTTCTGGTGCTCACCAGGGAGTTGTCGGAGACAGCGTCGGTGATTTCCGTCGCGACATGCTGAATGACAATTTTTCCCGTGAGCGCGGATTGATGACGTCCGCTGCCGATAGTCTTATCGGCGCCGAACAGGGGCGCATGGGGCTCGAGCAGGGCTTCATGGGACAACAGCAGGGCTTTATGGGACAACAGCAGGGCTTCATGGGTCAGCAACAGGGATTCATGGGGGTTGAGGGGAGTGCTGCATCAGGCAAGTCAGACATTTCAAATCGTGGCCTTCAAACGGCTCTCGGGTATACGAATGCTCTTCCGGCCATTCAGAATGCAGCGACTGCCGGCAGTCGCAACCAGCTGATGGCCGGCGGGATGACGGATGCCTTTAACCAAAGGGTCCTCGACGACGAGGTGAATCGCTGGCGTCAGAACGACATGTCGGAGTGGGAGCGGGCCGCTGCACTTCTTTCCGGGGGTGTTACCGCAGCCGGCCCTTGGGGCACGCAAAACGCGACCACCACGACGACGCAGCCGTTCAATCCGTTCTCGATGCTCGGCGGGCTCGGGAGCCTGTTTGCCCCGTTCATGCAAACCAGCGCAATGTCGGATGTGGACCAGAAAGACGACATCTCGCGCTACGGCACGACCCCCGGCGGCTTCCCCGTCTACACCTTCACGTTCAAGGACGGGATCGAGCGCGGGCCGTGGTTTGTCCCGGTCGATGGCGATATCAAGTCCGCGGGCGTTCTCGCGCAGGAAGTCGCCGAGACGATGCCGGACGCCGTCTCGTCGGTCGACGGCATTCTCTATGTTGACTACGCCAAGATCCACTGAGGTGCGCGCATGATCGATCCCAACATCGTCGCCGCGCTTCAGGCCCGCTTGGCCGCCAATGCGATGGCGCCCCCCCCGATGCCGGTTCAACAGACGGTCGACCCGCGCATTCAACAGGCGTTCGATGCGATCGGCGCCATGCAGGCGCGCCAGCCTGGGGGTAACCGGCTGTTGCCTCCGCAGCCTGACGCGAATGCTCGGGTGGCGCAGGCCTTCGACGTGATGGGGAGCGCCAAACCGGCACCCTTCAACATGCTCGCCGGAATGCCGACGAGAACCGCGCCACCAGGCAGTCCGCAGCCGGGGCTTCCGGATCTCATGCGCGACCCGAGCGGCCCGCCGGCGACGGTGAAGCCGTCACCCGACGCATCGATGCTACAGCCCCCCGTCTATGACGACAGGAGCGTCGTGAGCGGGTTTGCTGGTCGGCCCATGGAAGTGATGCCCGGAGGCGGCCTTGCGCTTCCTGGCACCCCCGCATCAGCTATGTCGACCATGATCGATGACCCGTCGATGCAGGAAGCGCCGAATGCTGGCCCTCCCCTCTCGCCCCAGCGTCCGCAAGAGTTGATCAGTATCGGCTCGGCGGCTCCAGCAATGCCGGGAACAGGCATTCCAGGCAGCGGCGCCAATCCGATCATGGCCGGCAACCGCATCCTGCCGTTCACGCCGGAACAGGCGGCGCAGGCGCGTTCCATCGGCGGGCCTATGATGCCGGGAGGCAATGCTCTGACGGGTGGCGCTCCGATCGAAATCGGCTCGCGCGGCTTTGGTGGCCCGTCTCCGGCTGGCGGCGGGCGCCCCCCAGGCATGGACCCGCGCACGCCGTTCACCCCG